CCTTTAAAAGATATTTATCATTAACAAAACCAGCCGCCCCCGCGTGACCACCCCCGCCATATTTCTTCGCTATCAAGGAAACATCCAACACAGGATCATTAGTACGAAGGCTATATTTCCAAACACCGGCTTTATAACTAAAAAGAATCCATAACGGTCTTTCCTGGCTCTCAAAAGTTTCAAATATTTTGGAATTACTTAAAGCCTTATTTATCGCCCACGCTTTATGACCTTCAAATTCAACCTTAAAGGCCATTTGCTGGGCATAGGCGACGTTTCTTTTAAATTCATATTGCAAAATGTGCGCGCCGACTGCAATCATATCATCAAAGCGCGTGTCAGCGTCAAAAAATTTATCCCAATCGCCCCGCGCGGGATCCACATTTATTACCCGCATGGCATATTGAAAAGGCAATACATCTTCATCTTCATGATCCCACACGTCATAACGCCCAAGCAATCGCACACCTTCAGGCGTTGGCTCATCCGGGAATAAATACTCCCAGGTAAGCTCACAGCCGGCTTTGCCAATTTCACGCTTTCCCGCGCAATCCTTATACTTCCCCAGGCAGGCGGCGTTTAATGCTGATTTATGATGATCAATCCAGGTTAAAAACGCGGTCGAGTAAATTTTGTCCATTTCAAAAGGAGCAAAACTAAAATCAACAACAAATATTCTTTCTTTTTTGCGTATGCTTTCAAAATCAGGACTATCAGGATAATCAACTCCTATAAGCTCGCAGTCTGGATACTTGCGCTTGACTATCGCCGCGCTACATTTGCCATCTAAATCAATTTTATGATAATAACACTTCACTATCTTCCCCCTGAATTTGCCATCGCGATTTTTATTCCCGGAGCGGGACGCCCGGAGCGAAGTTCGGCGCGGCCGGTTTCATCTCTGATAAGGACTTCGGCGGATGTGGTTTCGCGGCTTTCTTCGACAATTCTGCGCATGGACTCGGCTTGAGTCACCACCTGAGGAGAAGCTGCTTGTCCGGATCCGGAAGCCGGGCTCCCTTTTTCATCGTCATCAGTCTTTTTTTCACTTCCAAAAGTTATTCCTATTTTTTCAAATAAAGAGCCGACGCTGCTGATTGTCTGCATAAAAGGCTTTACCAGACTCATTACAAAATCAATTCCGGAAGAAAAAGCCGCTCCCAGTTGAGACCATATTTCCACCACAAAATCCACGCCAGCGGAAAATATATCCTTAATCCCGGTCCAGAGCCCGACAAAAAACTCTGATATCGGCTCCCAATGCTTTATTATCAAAGCGGGAAGCGCGATAAAAGGCGCAAAAATTATACCCGCGGCCGCGATAAACGGATTATCAAGCAATCCGGAAAAGAACCCCCAGATCTGAGCGATCCCGTTCTTAAAAGCCGCCACAACCATATCCCAATTCTGGACAAGTAAAATTATACCGACTATCAAAGCGGCGATCGCGATTAAAATTAACCCGATTGGATTTACCGCCATGACGGCGTTTAAAACTCCCTGGATTACAGCCCACGCTTTGGTCAATATCGCGATTGTGATTAAAAGCCCTTTATAGACCAGAAAAGTGGCGATCAAAGGCTTTAAAACAGGACTAATCATAGCTATAAACTTAAAAACCTGAGCTCCGATTTCAGCCATAATTTTTAAAGCTCCAGTCAAAGAATTTATCGAATCGGATAAGTCGTCGGTTTCGGAATTAAATTCAGGCAAAAGCGAATTAACGGCCTCCCAGAAAGCGGAAAATAATTGCTTAAGAGCTTTAAACAACGCGATAACCCCGGGCTTTATCGCGGCGAAGGTGTCTCCGATAAAAGATAAAAATCTATCCATACCGGCGTTGATAATTTTTTTATTCATTGCCCAAAAATCAGCGAATCTTTGCATGGCGTCGCTCAGAGACGGGATCAATTTAGTTGAAAATGTTTTGCCTATCCCGGTCAATGAAGATTTCAAATTAGTCAGAGCGTCCACAAAAACTTCGGATTGTTCGGCCGCTTCATTCGAAATAACCGCTCCGTATTTTTGAGCCTCTTCCCGGAGTTTCTTAATCCCGTCCTGGCCGGCTTCCATGAAGCTCAACATTGCCACCCCGGAACGTGAAAAAGCCGCGGCGGCGAACGCGGCTTTTTTCAAAGGATCTTCAATTGTCTCTACTTTCTCAGTGACTAAAGCGAAAGCTTCTTCGGTGTTCTTAGCCAGGCTTATTTGTCTTAAAAAAGCTTTGTCGCCGGTCTTTTTTAAAAACCCGTACAAGGACCCGGTTCCCGACTTTAATTCGCCGACTCTTTTTTGCAAAGCCGTGAACGATGAATTAAGCACCCCGGCGGACACGCCTTGGCGATCGGCGGCAAAGCGAAGCTCTTGCAACGCTTCCGCGCTGATTCCTAACCGTCGCCCGGTTTTGGCGGCCTCATCGCCCAACTCGGCGGTCTTTGAAATAGCGGCGGTCAAGGCCGCGCCGGCGATGATAGTCCCGCCGGCGAGAGCTTTACCCATAAATGCTCCGACTTTTTTTACCGCTTTTCCTAATTTCCTCATCCTGACAACGGAAAGTTGCGAAAATTTCTTCACGCTTCTTTGCATCTTTCCGATAGGCTTTGTCATTCTATTGACCGCGCTGAATACCGCGTCGACACTAAATCTTCTAGCCATTTTTAGAGGGCTTTGTAAGTTTTATCAAGGAGCTTTGCAAACCATAATAAAAAAACATTATCTCATATAATTCAAGCCCCCTGACATCCGGCAAACCTGAATAATCAGCGCAAATCTGCAAAATCATCGTTTGAACATGATACACGCCGCGACGTCTTACAACTTGACCATGCTCCACCAAAGAGACGCCTAAGAACCTAAAAAAAGCGTGTACACCGCCTGAAGAAATTTGACGTCTATCCCATCCATTTTTGAAATAATAGTCGGAATTTGTTTTATGGAAGTTGCTATAAGGTTTGTGAACTTAGTCACATTCCTTCCGTCTTTAGCTTTATCCATATCCATGTACGCGCGGCCCCGGGGACGTTTCAGAGTTACTTCCTGAAGCGTTCCAACAGGCTCAAACAACCGATAAACTATATTTCCGTCGACATCAATAGCCGCGCGGCCTGATACTATCTGCCTTGTTATTTTTCTTTTTTGCGCCGCAAAATCTTCGGCGTCCTCAGAGGACATAGTTGAAACATCAATGTCCAGATCCCATGCTTCCGCAAATCTTAAAAAATCTTCATCCGCTACTTCATATCCCACTTTTTGGCCTTCTAGGTCAGACATATTTTCCTTATTGTTGCGTTAATTCACCGGTTCCGGCTAAGTTGACCGTCACCGTTGTTTGCTTTGACGAATAAACAATTTCTCCGACTATTTGCCCGTCACCCTGCCAGATCGACCCGTTTGCGTAGCCGGTGGTGATCGGAAAAAAATCATTACGATCGGCCAAACCTTGAATAAATTCCTGCATTTCAAGGTCGTCGTCACAAGCGATCACAACCCCGTCCTCTTTCCAGGGAACTAAGGTTTTAATCAAACGGCCTGTTTTGTCTCCGTTCATCAACACTTCATTATTATCGCCGCCTATCGCGCGGCTTATCTCAGCGTCTTCCGCGATCGAGACGGAACGCCCCGCCAAACTAATTTCTCTTATTGAACCGCCGACCATTGCCATAATATTTTCTCCTGATTATGCGGCGACTTGCGCGCCAAAATAAAAACCCCAATTCATGTCAATGCTAATTTGATTAGTATTGCCGGTTATTTTATAAGTTGAAGACATATCCAGTCTTTTCGGATTAGTCGCGTTTATCCCGGCCACTATGGTTTTTTTAGCCGCCTTCGCGTCGCTTATAATCGCGTTTAGTTCTAACGAATCATACATTTTAGCCACCGCCGCCACCGCCGTCGACGGACGCCTGGCGTTCGGATTGGTGGTTCTTTGTCCGTCCGGAATCAAGACTTTTCCTTTCCATTCCTGGCTTTCAAAAATAAGCCGCGTGTTGAAAACCACATTCGCGACTTTCATCCCGTCGACAAGATACCGCCAGGGAGGCGTCAATTCACCTTCAGGATGATAAAACGTGACGGTATCGGACAACTCAATCACGCCGTCTCTTAATTCGATTGTGGACGATCCTTTCTTAACCGCGAAATCGCGCTCTATAAAAGTCCATTGCTCGGTATCCGCGCCCGGAATCAGACCATCCGCCAGTTGACCCGCGTAATCGGTCGGAGGATTGTCATTAGCTATAACCGCGATTCTCGCTAATTGTCGAGCCGCCACAACAAACGGTAATTCCTTGCTACCGGGAGCCACAAGCTGAACATTAACCCGATCAAGAGGCCGGGCGTCCGGCACCACGACCGCCGCCGCCACATCCGCTTCAGTATTGCCCGTAAGAGCCCACATCGGCTTTGAACCAATCGGGAGCCATCTTCCTTCCCCAAAAACAGAATACTTTTCAAGAGTCGCGGTGTCGGCGATCTCAAGACAATTTAAAAATAAGGTTTCCCAGACGTTGCCGACTTTATCAAGCGCGTCCTGAACGTCTGGATTACCGGCCCCGCCGGTCGGCTGAGTGATCACAAAAGTCAATCCGGAGGCTTCGCCTTCAATTTCGATAAAAAGATCATCGCCGCTTGCTCCTTTCCATTTAGCCGTAAAAACAGCGTCCGGAGACGAATCGGAGACAATAACCGGCATATTGACATTAGCGTTACACGCCGCCACTATCAAAGCGACAGCCGCCGCCGGAGCGGTCCCGGCCGGTATAACAATTGTCTCGCTGGGAATCTCATTAACTTTAACGATATAAGATTTTTGATCGGTCTGAGTAGTTCCGCCGACGGTTGTATTTCCGACCGCGGCGGTTGTGCCGTCTTCAAGAGGATAAACAGTGACCGGAATAGTTCCCACTCCGTCATTATTAGCCGGAAGCAGTTCCTCGACTGAAAGATGCGCCGGAGATCCAAAACCATAAACTTGCCCCGCCTCCAGCCCGGAAAAAACCTGCCTTTTATCAAACGAAAATGAACCGGCCGTCGCGCCTTGCGCCATGACGGCTAATCTTTGAGGCAACAACACCACGCCGCCTAAAAGATTTTTATACGCTGTTTCTATACCGACGGCGCGCGCTACGGCGGACGGCGATATTGCTGAAGATATCATAATTTTATACTTTTAAATCGAATTCAAAAAATATTTGACCGCCGTCGGTGGTGGTGGCCCCCGACTGCAACAATTCAAAATCTTGATCTGGACCTTCAAGTCCGGTTTCAATATATTTAACCGCCATGACTATCCGCGCGGCCCCAACAACCACAGCCTGTTTATTATAATCAGGCTGAAAGATCGTTTCCGACTGTATACGCCGGTACGCCACCACACCCGGAAGATTTAACTCTTCATAGTTCATACCCGGCTCAGTCACGTCCGGAGGCACGGAAAATAAAATATTTCTGATTAATCTGATAATTCTTTGAGCGTCCAGAACGGCTTTTTGGTCGGCCGTCACATAACCAGTCCCGACGTTCTTTTCATTAATCGCGGTCGCGAAAACATCAATATTAAAAATACCGGGATCAAATGTATGTAAAAGCGAGTTATAGCTTTGATTCGCGACTGGAGACGCGGAATCAAACCAAACGTTGACGACCGGATCAACCGGCTCATCAAGCTCCGACAACCCCTCCCAGACACGCGTCCTTTCGCGATACACGTCAAAAGCCCAAAGCTTGGGATCTTTACCGGCTCCCGCCGCCAAGGTTTGTTGATTAACAGTCTCAAAAGCGAGAATCGCGGCTATTTCGTCGCGAATCTTCTCAAAATTATCTTGCTTATCTATTAAAGGAAGACCAGGCATTATTTTATAAACTCAATAATCACAGTGACAACGCCCAACGTCCGGTCAGGCATCACATCGGAAACCATAAATTTTCTAATTTTCCCAGTGGCGTCGGCAAACTCAAAACGCCAGGGATTCAAATTCTGATTCGGTTGCGCTCTGGGAATTGCGAGACCGGCGGCTTCAAGAGAACTGATTCTCATCGAAATATGAGCCGTTCTATTATTAATTTTAGCGTCCGTTCCGGAATCATACAATAAATGAACATCGCCGGATTGAACATTCAAAGATGCGACATTGCCGGCTGGATCCGTAACTGTAGCCGGCATCCCAAAGCCATTTTCCGCGTCTTCAAGCGTTATTCCCAGATCCTTTTCAGCCATTTCGCGAAGGTTCATTATTTACGCTTACGCTTCGCGCCCCGTTTTTTTGACTTGGCGTCGTCTCCAGACTCGGAGTCGTCTCCAGACTCGGAGTCGTCTCCAGACTCGGAGTCGTCTCCGGAATCGGAGCCTTCTCCGGAATCGGAGTCGTCTCCAGACTCGGAGTCGTCTCCAGACTCGGAGTCGTCTCCAGACTCGGAGCCTTCTCCGGAATCGGAGTCGTCTCCAGACTCGGCATCAAAACCAATCTGTTCGCCCTCATCTTCTCCAATCGCGTCGGCTATTGTCTTCGGATACGCGATTATGCCTTCCTTCAAAAGTCTCTGATATTCAGATTGACCGCCGGGCAACATTTTCGGAGTGATCTTCGCGCCTTCATGAGCCGCTCCAAACTTTGTCAGATAAGATCGGCCATGAACCACAAAAGCCGTTTTTAACCTTGCCATATTTTACTCCTAAGTCACTGTTATTATTCCAAATTCATCGATCCCGACCGGAACCGGCAAAGGCCTTGAGCGCACTCCGACTTTCACGGAATCGGCTTCATAATCAAGGCGATAATAGGGCAACATTTCGCCGCGCTCGATGGTCGGCATCATAGACAATTCAGTTAACGCCATCAGCTCGGGAGACACCCGCGACGTTAAGGTCGGATTACCCGCGTAATACAACCTGAAATCGGGATTTTCCGGCAAGCAGATGATTTTATCAACAGGAATGTAAGGAACCTTAGTTCCTTCATTAGGAAGACCATAACCGGTTGGAATTCCGACAACTTGCGGATATGACCAGGCATTAACTTCATAACCGGCCGAGGAAAAAGTTCCGTGATATTTCGCGCCTTCTTCGCGCGCCATAGGCGACGTCATGGCGATACGCTCTATTTGCCGCAGTTCCGCCGCTCCCTTGACATTCGCGTTGTTTAAAAACTTCTGGATAGCGACCGTTCCGAAAATGGCGTCCTTCAATTCTCTAACTCCGTATTGCCGAATACGATCTCCCAAAGTCGCGAAATCCTGAAAAGGATCGGCGGTGGAAACCGTCCAGGCCGTGGGCGTCGAGTATTGTAAAGCGGCTTTTTGTTTAAAATCTATCACATCGCCGTTGAGCAAGGTTATTTTGCCGTATACCAAAGCGTCGCGACTTAACAATTCAATCGCGCGAATTATCTTATTCCGCAAAAGAATTTGTTTGTCCGTCAGCAAATTAGCCGCCGCCTCAACATATCCCTGACTGTTCTGGACATTATCAAACCTTGTGTCGCCGGCCTGGACTTTATTAAGCTCCTCGGCGGTCAGATAAGTATATTCATCATAAGCGGGCGGTTTATAAATCTTTCTTGTAAAAACATTAGCGGAATTAGCGCGGCCGCCCGAATACGGGAGAATATCAATCGCGTATTCTTCTTTACCACGTACGGCGTCAATCTGCACTTCTTCACCGTTGAAGTGAAACTCTTCGGGACTGTTAAACAATCCCGTCAAAAAACGAGTCGGCGTGTCGGCCTCTCGAAACGCCGCCGAATTTAATCTTTTCAAAAGTACTGACATAATTTTATTGATTGTCTAAGATTTTTTGTTCGGCAAGAGTTTCGGCGATTATGCCGTAACTTCGCAGTTGGATTTTAAAAGAGTCCGGCTCCCCGGTGGGGATTGTGGCCAGAGTGTCCGTCCCGTCAAAAACAAGCTTGGAAGCGTCCACATGTCCGCCCAATACCGCCCGGACTAATTTATCGCCCGCGCCGGTGAACTCAACTTCTCCGGACAACACCGCTTTAGCGTTAGCCACGGCGGCCGTCCCGCTGACTGTGATTTTCCATTTGCCGGCGGTCGCGTCAAACGCCAACAACTGGCCGGCCGGATAAACAACCGCGCCGGCGGCGTTCAAGGTT